TCGGCATTAACACGCTCGCGCCCTCACATAAGCCTAACGAATATCTCGTTTGGGAGATGAATGCTTATCAGTCGCCGCAGCTTACTGACGGTGCGAAGCTGTATTACCTGTATGCAAGAGTGCATCGCACAAATACCGCGCTCGTAGGCTCGTTCCTATTGTCGCCTACTGCTATCGGAATGAAGCAAGAAGCGAATTATTATCATTTGCTCGTTGGTGTCTTAAACAGCGAGTATGACGGTGAACGCAGCTTTGCGACACTCTACGGATTCACGGAGATTCTGCCCGGTCGCGTCACAACTGATAAGGTTGTTTCAGCAGACGGCAACAGTTTCTTTGATATGCTCGCCAACGCATTCAAGCTCGGCAACAAGCTCCGTTTCAATATTGACGGAGATAACAAACTTGTGCTTAACGGTACTATGGTGCAAAGCGAGAGCGGCGATGAATTTCCGGTGCCTTGCTATCGCGGCGTTTGGAATGCGAGAACGACATACTACAAAGGTGACCTTGTTTCATACAATGACGGCAAAGGCACTTCAATGTATATTTGCATCGCTCCGTCGTATTGTACCGGGCGAACTCCAGGCGGTGACGGTAATGCGTATTGGTCGTTATACGCATCTCAAGGCACAAACGGCGATTGGAGCAAGCTAATATATCGCTACTCTATCGACAAACCGGCAACGCCGGTTGGCAATTCGCCTGCCGGTTGGAGCGACACGCCCGATAAAGATATTATCCAATTCTCCCACGGCTCGACATTCGCGGTTAAAAACGGCTTCCGTGTATCTCCAGCAATAACTGACGGCAATCTCACAAAGAACCGAATCAGTTTCACAACCTGGACAGCGAATCAGACAGTAGCAATCGAGCTTGTTGTTTCATCAGAAGAAAACTACGACTTCGGCATTCTCGGTTTACTTGACAATGCCGAAATGACACGCACGACAAACTATGCAGCGAGAATCAGCGGTCAGACCTC